TAAATTGCTCTTGCAAAACCACTACCTGTTAATTCATCTGCATTTTGTGTGCCATCAGGCGAAATAGCTTGATTTGATGTTATAATGGTATTTGTTTTGGTTAGTTTTGTAAAATCTTCTGAATAAGGAATTAAATTTGTTGCACTATTCTCTAATAAATGACTTGGACATCCAACAACCTTACCATCAATCAAAGGATAGTTTAATCTTGATACTCCATCTGCAACTGTTTCTATTAGTCCTTGTGCGTTTATTCTTGTTGCCCCTCCACTTCGTGTAAAATCGAAATCCCCTACACCACTTGATGGTAGTACAGAATAAAATTTATCGCCTTGAGCGGATGGGACTAATGCTAATTTTGGTTTTGCCATTGTTTTTAGTTTTGTATATCTTGTATTCCTATTCTATGAATTGCATCTGCTAAACATTTACTTGCTTCTACTGTTGTTGCTCTTACTTCTTTTACTGATATGTTGTCTATTGAGCCATCAAATGAATTAGGTTTAAAATAAAGCGTACCGCTTGAGGTTGCTAAAAAATTTACCTCTACACTTTGAGAGGTGCTATAAGTTCCAACAGTTTGAAAGCCACCATCGAAAAATTGTGGTTGTAAATTTCCGCTATTTACAATAATATCAAAAGTTAATTTATAAGACTTGTTTGCTGTAAATACATTTGATTGACTTAAATAATCTGAATTAGGAGAAGTTAAAGAGCAAATACCATTAGATATAACCCAAGCATTTCTTAAATTCCAATCACTATCAGTAGCAAAATCCCCATTAACAACCAAGTCATCTCCTAACTTCGTAAGATTAATCTGTCCTTGTATCATCTCTGTTGTTGTACCAATAGAAGATGCAGTATCTATTGTGTTACCCCACCAAGTACTATCGTATATTTCGTTTGCCATCTTTTTCTTTTTTAGTTTCCTTAGTGTTATTCTTTACTTGCTCATAGAAAGCGGATAACTTCATTATGTTAACCTCTTTTGTCTTATATGTCTTTTTTTTATTCCCCATTATAAAACCCAGCTTGAAAAAGTATCTACATCCTTGTCTGGGTACATATCCCCATTTCGATTATTAGTGTACTCTGGGTACTTACTACTGTTGTCACAAATGTAATCCAAGAACCTTCTTGTATAGAATTCAGACCTGTCATTTATCTTACTCATCATTCTATCAATGTCTCCGTAGTTTGCTACATCAGCTTCCTCTCCTCTATGCTTAGATACACCTCCATTATCGATTTTAAACATAGCAAAAGGGAAGTACTCTGATTGAGTGAACCATATTAGCATTGGCTTAATATAATCGTCTCTAAGGAGCTTATAATCTGAATTGTCCTCTAAGTCCATTTCCTCATTTATAATCAAATCCTGCATCTTCTTATACAGTTTACCCCCTAAGTAGTTTTGTATGTGTATGTCTTGAGCCACCTCTATAAAGTGAATCAACTTGTCACCATCAGTACTTCCGCTGATAATTGACCTTGCTTTTAAATCTTTTACTGTTATAAATAGTGCTTTCATTATTGACCTAATATTTTTCTGATTCTACTTAATACACTTGGGTATGCACCGTTATCGGCTCTGTCTATCATTCTTTCTTCCATCTCAGAAGGATTGTTAGGTTCTTTCAAACCTTTTCCGTATGCGTCATCAGAGTCTACTTTTCTACCACTTGACTTCTTATAAACTTGAAGCTCCCAGAAGTGGTGACAGTTTTTACCGCCTTTATATTTTAAGAGGCTATAGTTTTGCCTGTTATGACCTAACTCTTTATTCACACCTCTAAAAGACATCATATTGATATCCTCTTTTCTAAATACAATCTTTCTTCCAGTTAATACTTCCATCTTCTTACAGAACGCTCTACTTCCCTCAGACTTTCTAACTGGAGAATAAGCGTATCTAATCTTGTAAATGTCATCATCCTCTTTAGATGATTTATCAGAATACTTGATTTCAGCCATTTTAACGGCTTCACTTTCCTCTTGGTATACTTCGCTATGGATAAGCTCCCATTCATCGCTTAAAACCTCTCCTAAGCCCTCTAATTGATTATACAGGTCATCTCCCTCTTCTTCAGAAAAGTCTCCAGATACATCAGAGGATAATTTCTCTCCTGTTTCTTCTTCTCTCTTAATCTTAGTTTCAATGTTATCCAACTCTGTAAACTCAATAGGTTGTAGTGTTGTAAAGTATAAGTCTTGGTGTATCTTGTTAAATTCAAGTATTTCTGTCAATCCATAAATCACACCGTCTTGTAAAGGTCTGATAATAACATTGTCCATTAAAACAGATGCTGTCCGTAATTCCTCTGCATTGTTACCAAATCCAGTATTATCTTTAATACCTAATAAGATAGGAGAAACAATACCGTGTCCTAACATTATCTTCTCTCTCGCTTCGTCTGATAAGAATTGATATTGAGCGTGAGCATCTGGCAAGTGAATAGCTTCTATATCAGCCTTAGTTTCTGCTGATTCGTTAAAAGCAATAATAGCTTTACCACTATTTGAGCTACCAGAGAACTTGTCGTTTATTTTAGATTCTATTGCTTGTTGAGTTTCAGCGTTTGGAATACCGTTATTAAAGTTTACGAATAAACTTGGCTGTAAACCATTCTGTATATTAGATATATGGTAGTTAGATACCTCAGATTCTAGTTCAGCATACTGTAAACACGCTTGGTAATCAACAGTAGAGTAGTAGTAAAAACCACTTCTATAAGGTTTGAAGATATAAAGTTCATTAACTTCAGTTTTACTACCGCTTCCAAATGTAGGTATTCTTTTAGGAGAATCAGAGTTCTTACAGTCCTTCCAAGATGGATGGTAGTAGTATGCTTTAATCTTACCTTTAGTTGCTTTCTCAGCTCTCAATGTCTCCATAGGGAAATGAGATACCTTTAGTATTTTAGTCTTAGCTTTATTGTAAGTAAGTTGCATTGCCCCTTGACCTAACAGTTTGTAGTCATTAACCAACCTCTTAACCTCTCTTGGTCTAAGTAATTGCTTCATCTTAACATAGTCCTCTGGGAATACAGAAGAGTTTGTAGACTCCAATCCTCTACCGTAAATCATATCAACAATACCGTTAATACATCTACCGTTAGTAGGGCTATCAAGATACCTTTCAATTAGGTTATCGAAATAATCATTATTATCTCCGAAAGAAACCCATTCTTTATTGTGAACCTCTTTGATTATAGGTGCTTGATAAGAAGACATATTAACGACTCTTATACTGTCTCTATACTCCTTAGTTATTACTTTGTTTTTTCTTGTACTCATTTTTTTATTTTTATGTAAGAGGATTACCTAATCCATCATTATAAAGGAAATTTATTTCATCTTTTGTTAACTCTTTGTTGAATATAACTACTTCGTCCATTACGATTGTTTGTTGTCTGTATTGGTCGAATCTATTATCATTACCTATATACAAATTACTATTAGTTATTCTCATCTTAGAATAAGGTTCTCTAAAAGTATCTAGTAAAGGCATCTCTCCGTTTATGTATTGGTTGTTTATGAATAAATTAATAGAGTCTCCATAATAAGCATCCCCATCAAAAGTTATAATTATATTTTGCCATTGATTAGCAGGAATCAAACTGTCAATAATAGAAACCTTCTCTCTAGTTCTTGTTGGTGTGTAGCTATTATCTTTTAAACTAATAGCATATTTCATTTTCCCTTGATATTGATTAAGAAATACTTGCCATTCATTTTCTTTTTCAATTAAAGGGAATGTTGTGAAAGTACCATCTCCTTTAAACCATAAACTTACACTAAAAGGGGAGTCAGAACCTCCTTCACTACTACCAAAACTAATAGAATCAGAACTACTTACAACACCTTGTTGAAGTGAACTTGCATCAAAAGCAACAGCATTTCCAATAAGACCAGTAACTGTATTAAGTGTATCTCCAACAATAGTACCGTCATTTACCCCAGTCTCATCAATCAGTATTCTGTCCGTAATAGAGTCTAGCTTGTAATAAGCTACAACATTATCCATTGTAGGGTCTGTTTTAACCAAAGATTCATTGGTAAATAAAGCACCTGCTAGAGCTGGTATTTTATGGTAAAAATCTTCAGAGAAAGGAGAGAATTCTCCTGCTGAGTTAATTGACCTAACCTTATAAGGGTAGTTGCCATCAATACCTGTAAATATGTATTTATTCTCAACACCGTATTCGTTTATATCACTATGATATATTGTAGCTTCTAGTATTCCGTTCTTGTAAATCTCAGATGCTGCGATAACTCTATTATAAGGTCTTGTTGACCATCTTAATAAAAACCCATCCTCAGTATTGTTAGCAGCAGATAAATTGTAAGGTGCTAGGAAGTCATCAGCAGAATCATTTGTTAAATAGAAATCTACATTTATTGTAGTAGTACCGTATTCATTAGTCGCAGATAAAGTTATTACCTCTACACGCTCATCTCCAAAAGGAAGTCCAGATATTATACCAGTAGCAGTATCTACAACAAGACCGTCTGGTAAAGGCGATGCATTATAGCTTGTAGGATTGTTTGTGGCGTTTATCTGATAAATGAAATCCTCATTTAATGTAATGTAATTGTTTTGGTATGATAATGTTTTTATGACTGGTAAGTTTTGAGGAGGCTCTACTTCTCCACCACCTCCGTTATCTATAATAACATAAGTGTCGTCAATATCGCCATAAGACTTGTAAATATCTCCATTACCTATCTTATGTTTATTAACCTCTATATCTGATTTTGTTTGAGATGTAACGTATATCTTATCTCTATACCATAATTTTTCATCATTAGTAATCTCTAAAGAATAGGTAGAATCTTCAGTTAGCATTGTTGATACAAAGATAACCTCAACAAAGTTTGTTACGTTGCTTAATATAGCATCTGTAATTACTTCTTCTAAACCATCTCCATCTCTTCTGATAGTAAGAACATAGTCTCCTTCGATTTTTGTTTTTCGAGGAGCTATATTTATAATTTTTACTTCGTCTGTTGGTTCTAATATTATCATACTAAGATAACTCTAAAGTTATATTTTGTTTTATTTAATAAGAAAACCCCACCGAATGGCAGGGTTTAATAATATAAAAGGTGTATGAGTTATACTCCTGCAACAACAGTAAATCCAGCAGCAGCTAAATCTCCGTCAATAAAGTTAGCAGGTGTTTTCTCCATACCTGTAAAGCTTAAAGTATATCCACTCATATCTCCCATAGCACCACCAGTTACAACAGTACCTCCAGTTACGTCAGCTCCGTGTTCTAATCCAGCTAACAATAAGTTTCCGTTATTGTCCTCGATAATTACGTGAGGTCTTCCGAAAGATAACAATTTAATTGTTTTGTGGTCTTCTTTGGTTAATTTTTTAAGTGATAACTCTAACACTTGTTCGAACATAGTAGTCCCATTCTCTCTACTTGATTGAATGTTTTCTGTGTACGTTGAGTTTCCTCTTACGTCAAATTTGTAAGCACTTGGTGTTCCAGCAACTGAGTCAATTACATCGGTGTCGGTAGTATCATATGTGATAGCCCCTAAGTCTCCGTAATTAACAAAATATACTGCATTGATTCCTCCAACGCTATCTTTGCAAGGCTCTAACCTTCCAATTGCAATATCACAAGCCATAATTTTGTATTTTTAATATTAGTTAATAAAAAAGGGC